GATAAGTCAGATAGAGGCAAGAAGAACTTGTATTATACGGCAGCAGAGTCAATAAACAATCTTGTTTCTGCATTGAAATATATTACACGCTAGTGTATAATGGATAGAACAACAGAAAAGATAAAATAATGGCTAAGAATTTTTTACAAGAAGTAATGGTTAAGAAGATCTCAGATACGAAATCTTTCCTTGATCAAGATGCCCTAATTGAAAAGATTAGGTCTGGTTATACAGTAAATCGTATTGATAAGTTTACTCAAAAGAAAACTTTTGCACCAAGCACAATTGCTTTCTCTCACGGAGAATGTCCTCGTTACTGGTACCTAGCATTTAATGGTGCGGTATTTGAAGACAATGCTGACGCTTATGGTGGTGCTAATATGACAGCAGGAACCAAGTCTCACGAAAGAATTCAAGAAGCTATGGGTAATGTTGATAACTTCCTGGTTGATTCAGAATTTAAAATAATTAATAACGATCCACCAATTTTTGGATTTGGAGATGTTATTGTAAATTGGGAGGGTGAGGAATTACTTGGTGAAATTAAGACTATGCCCAATGAAGGTTTTGAATACCGAAGAATTAGTGGTAAGCCAAAGGCTGGTCACCTAATCCAACTTCTTATCTATATGAAAATATTAAAGAAGGCAAGAGCAGTTCTTATTTATGAAAACAAAAACAATCACGACTTGCTTGTGATTCCTGTTGAAGTAAATGATTATTATAGACAGTGGGTAGATAATGCATTCCAGTGGATGAGAGACGTTCGTGATGCTTGGTTTAAACAAACATTGCCAACAAAAAATTACAGATCTAATTCTAGAATCTGTAAGACTTGTCCAGTAAAAAAGGCGTGCGTGGAAGCAGGGACTGGATCTATAAAGATCGCATCTCTGGAGGCTTTGAGTGAAACAATGTGATTGGTGTAATAACTATTTTTCACCTGCCGTAAGCTATCAAGTTTACTGCAATTCATCTTGTCGTGAAGAAGCAACAAAAGAAAAAATTACTGAAAGACACAAACAGGTAAAACGTCAAAAACGTCAAAAGAAAGATAGGTTGTGTCTTGGTAAGTGTGGAACTAGGTTATCAATTTACAACGATCACAAATGGTGTGACAATTGTTATATCAATGAAAAAGAAGTAAACAGAAAGATAAAACAAATTAGGGTGATGATGCACGACTATGAAAACAATACTTAGTGAGTCAAAGCCTGCAACGTTTATGTCTATTGATGCAAGTACAAATAGTCTTGCTTTTGCTGTCTTTGCAAATGAAGAATTGATCCAGTATGGAAAAATTAAATTTGTTGGTATAACAGCCTATGATAAGGTTGTTGATGCAGCAAGAAAGTTAAGATCATACTTTGACTCATATGTTGACATTGATGCTATAGTCATTGAGCATACTGTATTTATGAATAGTCCAAAGACTGCTGCAGACCTGGCATTAGTACAGGGTGCTATTCTTGGGGCAGCTGGAGTAAAGACGGTTAGATCAGTAGCACCAATTACCTGGCAAAACTTTATTGGTAATAAAAGACCAAGCAAGGAAGAACTGCTTAAGATTAAATCCGATAATCCTGATAAGAGTGATTCTTGGGTTAAGACTTATGTTAGAGAACAAAGAAAACAAAAGACAATTAATTTTATTAATATCCAATACGATAAGAAAGTATCAGATAATGACATCGCTGATGCAATTGGAATTGGATATTACGCTATGAAAAATTGGGGAAAGTTGACAAGGTAATGGCAAAGTTATATACTAATGAAAACTGGCTTACAAAAAGATATCGTTTTGACAAGAAGTCTCCAGAAGAGATTGCTAAAGAGTGCGGAGCTAGTGTAGAAACCATATATGTTTATCTTGCTAAGTTTGGATTAAGAAAGTCAAAAAGATGATTTCACATTTTGTAAATGTCTTTAAGAAAAAGCTTGAAGCGATAAACTGTAAGCACGAAGTATCCTATGAAGCTTCTTGTCCATATACTGGCAAGACCTATACTGGTTGTCAAAAATGTTTAAAAAGGTTAGGGGTAAGGGAAACTAATGAGCAGTGAGTTAACAGTAAGTGTTGATCAGGTAAATCATCCAGAACACTACACATCAGATCCAAGTGGTGTAGAGTGTCTATCAATTACACGTCATCGTAATTTTAATATTGGTAATGCTATTAAGTACCTTTGGAGAGCAGGGCTTAAAGATGAGGGTAGACATATAGAAGATCTTAAAAAAGCCATATTCTATATTAATGATGAGATTAAGAGACTAGAGTCAAAGTAATGTCTAATATGAAAAAAACAGAAAAGTTTACTCTTCCAGATGGCAAGGTAATTCAACAAGGAGACCTGATTAAGGTTTCTGGTGAATACGGAACAGTGTTTAGGTTTATGTACTTTGTTGAAAACTTAGGTTCTGGACGCAATTGGATAGACTGTTTTGAGCTATATCGTGGAACAACTGGGCCATATAGAAGCTTTGATTGTGATAGAATTAAACGTGTGCCAAAGAAAAGAGTAAAGAAGTAATGTCTGCTGAAGAAGATTTAGTCAAGCATTTAGACGAAGTAAACAAGGTTGTAGAAAAATATCTACAGGGTAATGACCCCACTCAGATTTCAAAAGAGTTATCAATGACTCGTACAAGAGTCGTATCTTTGATTGACGAGTGGAAAGTTTTTGCATCTGACAATGCTGCAATCCGTGCTCGTGCTAAAGAAGCCCTGGCAGGAGCAGATACTCATTATAATAAGCTTATTCAAAAAGCATATGAAGTTATGGATGATGCAACTACTACAGCAAATTTAGGTGCTAAGAATGCATCTATTAAATTAGTTATGGATATTGAAAAGACCCGTATTGAGATGTTACAAAAAGCAGGGCTACTTGAGAACCAAGAGCTTGCTGAAGAAATGGTTCAAATAGAAAGAAATCAAGAAGTCTTAAAAGGAATCCTTCGTGACATTGCCTCTGAGTATCCAGAAGTTCGTGATGAAATTATGCGTAGACTTTCTCAAGTTGCCAAAAAAGGTGAAACCATTACTGTGATTCACGAACAGCAAGGTGAATAGTTATGTTTGATGATTTTTTAGAAGTATTAAAAAACGATAACTTTGCAGAGATACCAGTTGATGCTAAGACTTTTGTTGAGGGTGAGCAATACTTAAATCAACCACCACTTTCTGAAATTCAATATGACATTGTAGAAGCAATGAGTCAAATCTATAAGAAAGAAGATCTTATGGATATTATGGGGGCAGTTGAGGGTGAAAAATATTACAAAAAATATACAAAAAATGAAGTAATCCTACAGCTAGGCAAGGGTTCAGGAAAAGACTTTACCTCTACAGTTGCTTGCTCATACATTGTATATAAATTATTATGCTTAAAAGAACCAGCTCGTTATTTTGGCAAACCTACTGGAGACGCTATTGATATTATCAACGTGGCTATCAACGCACAGCAGGCTAAGAATGTGTTCTTTAAAGGCTTCAAGAACAAGATTGAGAACTCTGAATGGTTCGCTGGTAAGTTCTACTCCAAAGCAGAAAGTATTGAATTTAATAAATCTATTACTGTGTATTCAGGTCACTCAGAGCGAGAATCACACGAAGGTTTGAACTTGATTCTAGCGGTACTTGATGAGATCTCTGGTTTTGCACAGGAAATTGGAACAGGAAACGATCAAGGAAAAACTGCAGACAATATTTATAAAGCTTTCCGTGCATCTGTAGATTCTCGTTTCCCAGACCTTGGAAAGGTTGCACTGCTTTCATTCCCTCGTTTTCCAGGAGACTTTATATCACAAAGGTATGATGCAGTAATTGCTGATAAAGACGTGATACACAAGACACATAAGTTTATTATGAATCCAGACTTACCAGAAGATGCAGAAGGCAACTCATTTGAGATTGAGTGGGACGAAGATGTTATTCTTAATTATAAGTTCCCTGGAATGTTTGCTATTAAACGTCCTACTTGGGTTGTAAACCCTACTCGTAAAATTGATGACTTCAAGCTTGCCTTTTACACTGACCTTGGCGATGCAATGCAACGCTTTGCTTGTGTACCAACCTACTCATCTGATGCATTTTTTAAGCAGGTAGATAAGATTAGAGCCTGTATGAGCATTCGTAATCCTGTTGACTCTAATAAGTCACTAGATGAAACATTCAAACCAGATCCAGATAAGTTCTATTACGTACACGCTGACCTTGCACAAAAACACGATAAGTGTGCTGTTGCAATCGCTCACGTTGACAAGTGGGTAAATGTTCAAGTGGTAAAAGACTATGCACAAGTTATGCCAATTGTAGTTGTAGATGCAGTGGTTTGGTGGGAACCTAAAAAAGAAGGTCCAGTAAATCTATCAGAGGTGAAACAATGGATTCAAGGATTACGCAGACAGGGTTTAAATCTTGGTATGGTGTCGTTTGACCGTTGGCAATCTTTTGATATTCAGAATGAACTAAAGCAGGTTGGTATTAGAACTGAAACAGTTTCTGTTGCCAAAAAGCATTATGAAGATATGGCTATGTTAGTTTACGAAGAAAGATTGATTATGCCTGCTATTGACTTGTTGTTTGAAGAACTAACAGAGCTTAAGATTATGAAGGGTAATAAGGTGGACCACCCTAGAAAACTTTCTAAAGACTTAGCTGATGCTGTTTGTGGTGCTGTATTTGGTGCT